TTTTGGTTCAGCTATGTTTAATAGAAGTATTGCTGCATCTAATGAACCATTTGACCAAACTTATATTTATAAAAGGGATTTACAAAGGCAAAATTATTATGATTTAATAGAGCAAATAGTTAAATCTTTTGGTTGTAGATTATTTCAGCAAAATGGAGATTGGTGGATTATGTCAGCTAATGAAATGGCAGCATCTACTATTTATTATGCAAAGTATAATTTAACTACTAATACATCTACTGGAGGTACACTAAGTAATGGTGTAACAATATCTCCATATAATGGTTCTAATATTCACTTTATTAATAATTCGCAAAATAAAATAACCAGAAAAGGTTATCCTATTATAAAAGTTAATGCTCCAGTTAAATTTACAAGTGATTATATAGCAAATGGCACATTTAAGGTAAATAGTGGTGGAGTCGTTAGTGCTTGGACTCAAGCAACATCTGGTACTGGAACAATTACAGTAATACCTAATTCATCTGAACCTTATGACGTAGTACAATTAGCTGTAACCAACTTTGGTGGAGGTTCAACTTTTTCCTATGTTACTGCTGGAACATTGCCATATTTTTATGCTCCAGGATTTAGCTTTAGTTTTGATGCTGCGGTAAGTGTTGTTTCGGGTTTTATAATAGAAGTTTCTGTAGAAAATTCAAGTGGACAAAGATTCTATGCTGATGCAAATGGTGTTTGGGGTGCTCCTGGAGTTGTTAGAACGTATGTTATAACCTTGAATACTGCTGTTAATGTATATGAAACTATTACATCTAATCTTCAATTAGGTGCTTTTAATATTGGTGGTACAAATTACAATGTTGAAGGATTTCTTAGACTACAATTTACATGGACTGGCCCAGGAGGCGTTACAGCAAATATGAAATTAAGAAATGTCAATGCAACTCAAACTTCAACTGCATTACCAAGTTCTTTAATAGCAACAAGATTTATAACTACAACAAATTCATTAACTAAAGATTTTGAATCTTCTTTAGGTATTTATAGGTCTGATATACAAAACTGTTATGGTGCTTTATTTTATTCAAATGGAACCCCTATTACATCATGGTATAGATTTTCACATATAGGAACAACATATCCTTCATTGCCAATATTAATAGCAAGAGAATTATCTAATCTATTTAATAGAAACTATGCTACTTTAGAAGCTGAATTAGGTGAAACTATTATATCAAATAATACTATTTACTTAAATAATACATATACTATAACAGACTCTGCAACTAATGCACTATCTTATAATGGCAAAAAGTTTATAGCTAATAGAACTGATATAAATTTATATATTAATCAAGAGAACAGTTTACAATTATTAGAAATTACAGATGTAGATAATACGTCTACTGAGTCTATCACATGGGAATTAAACGGATAAAATTAAAATTATGGCAATCTTAGGAACAGATGTTATCTTATATTACTACAATGGCTCATCAAATGTGGCTTTTTCTTCTGCTACTAATTGCTCATTACAAACAAGCATGGAATTAATGCCAGTATCATCTACATCTTCTGCTTGGGCTGTTGAGTATAAACCAGATTTAACTTCTTGGACAGTAGATTGCGATGGATTATTGGCTTTTGATGGATTTGATTTCGAGGATTTCCTTAATCTGCAATACAATAGAACACAAATAACAATAAAATTTACTGTTAATACTTCTCCTGCATATACCATAACTGGCTTAGCTAACATACAATCTGTTTCATATAGTGGCGATGTTAATGGAGTAGCTACTTATTCAGTATCTTTTCAAGGATGTAAAAGATATACAATAGCATAAAAATTATAATATGGCAATTTTAGGAAGCAATTTAGCATTATACTACAGAGCAGGTTCAAATAACTATGTTCCTTTTGCTGCTTCTACAAGCTGCAATATGACTTCTAATACTGCTCAAATTGAAGTAACTAATTATAATACAGATTGGTTTAGGGATTATAAGATGGATATGTTAGATTGGAGTGTTACTTCGGATGGTTTAATTACGATAGATGCTGTTGATTATAAAGACTTATTAGACTTTCAACTAAACAGAACAAGAATAGTTGTAAGGTTTTCTGCTATAGGATTAAAAACTAATATGTTTTTTGGTAGAGCCTATATTACAGATATAACATTAAATGGGCCAGTAGAAGGCGTAGCTACTTACTCTGTTACAGTTACTGGAGCAGGGCCTTTTAGATTTACTGACCCTACTACTTGTGGAAAATACTTGGTAACATTAACTACTGGAGGTTCTATTGAATGGGTTGATTGTGATACTGGTGACCTTAAATCATTTGCTTCAAGTGGGCCTATAACATTCTATCAATGTGCTTTAATATCTGGTGGATTAGCACAAATATTTATAACAAGCGGAACTGGAACTATTACCCCAACTGGATATTGTTCAGAATAATCATAATATGCAACATCTTAGAGACTATATACTTATCATTGGATTCTTTTTCTTAGGCGTATTTGCCTATGAGTCACTTCACAAAACCGATAAAAAGGCTGACTTTAGTGATATGAAGAACTATAATAAGATTAAGGAGATACATGATACTTTGTACATAAAAACGTACAGAAATCGGTACATAAAAGGGGATTCTATCCCTTTTGTGATTATAGCTACAGATACGACTATTATTCATGATACAGCTTATATTCTACAAGACTACAACGTAAGCAGAGCTTATTCTGACACTATTAATCAAGATTCTAATATCTTTGTGATTAATGATACTATCAGCCAAAATCGTATCAAATCGAGGTCTTTTGAGTCCAAGATTACCGAAAAAACCATCTATGTTAAGGAGTTTTATGCAGAGAAAGCTAAGTATAGGCTTTTTTACGGCATAAGAGGCGATTTTAGCCAATATAATGGCTTAGAAGTACTAAGTCCTGGATTGATGCTAAATGCCAAAAATAAGGCTCTAATAGGCCTTAATCTTAATATTAATAAAAATAACAATATGAGTTACTCTGGTAGCTTGTATTTTAAAATAGGTAAAAAGTGATAAAGTTTTTAAAGGATATGTTTTCTGGTGGTTCAGAAGTTAGTTCAAAAAGGGTAGCTGGTATGATTTCTTTGTTATGTGCAATAACTGGGATATTTACAGCGTTATTGTCTCAGACTGCTTTTGACTCATTGCTTATGTATTCTGCTACTTTATTGTCAGCAAGTGTAGTAACAACAATCTTTAACAAGAAATAACCATGTCAAACTTTAACGATTTGAACTCAGATTTAACTCCAGTAGGAATAACATTTACAGCCGTATCATGGCTTAATATTTTTGGGATTGTGCAAATCAATCCTTTGCTACAATCAATAGTTTATTTAATGACTATTTGTTGGTTAGGAATGCAGATGTATGGCTTCTTAAAAAAGCAGTTTAATAAAAAATCCTAATTTAGTGCTCTATGAGACTAACAGCACATTTTACTTTAGCAGAATTTACTCGTAGCGAATCAGCTAAAAGACATGGTGTGTCTAATCAGCCAACCCCAGAACATATACAGAATATTAAAATACTTTGCGAAAGAGTATTAGAGCCTATTAGAATGAAGTTCGGCCCTCTTATCTTATCATCTGGATATAGAAGCAAAGTTCTCAATCATTACATTGGAGGTAGCTTAAAATCACAACATTGCGAGGGAAAAGCGGCAGACCTGGACATGGATGGTGTGGATGGTGTAACAAACAAAGAGATTTTTGAATACATAAAGAACGAGCTTGAATTTGACCAACTAATAAATGAGTTTAATTACTCATGGATTCATGTAAGCTACAACTTAGGCAAAAACAGAAAGCAAGTATTAGATGCTTTAAAAGTAAATAATAAAACTGTTTATGCTATCCACAGAGACTAACCAAACCAACCAATATGGCATATGTTTACAGACATATAAGATTAGATAAGAACGAGCCTTTCTATATTGGTATTGGTTCTGATGACAAAGGAAATTACACTAGATCTAATGCTCATAAAAACAGAAACAAACATTGGGAAAATATTGTTGCTAAAACAGAATATCGTGTAGATATATTATGTGATGATATGACTTGGGAAGAAGTTATTAAAAAAGAAAAACACATTGATTGTGAATGCAACGAATGTATAAATAGGATAAAACAAAATGCCAAGTAAATCAAAAGCACAAAGAAATTTAATGGCAGCCGCAGCTCATAATCCTGCGTTTGCTAAGAAGGTCGGTGTTCCTATGTCAGTGGCAAAGGAATTTAATCAAGCAGATAAAGGTAAAAAATTTAAAGGAGGCGGTATGGCTACAAAATGTGCAACAAAATCAGATGCAAAGATGATTGCTAAAAAAGAAGTTAAAGGGCATGAATCATCAATGCATAAAATGAAAAATGGTGGTGAAATTAAAAAAATGGCTTTTGGTGGCAGAGCTTTGCCTCTAAGAGGTGGCGCTCCAATGCGTAGTAGCCCCAGTGCTACGTTATCAAGAGGTATGGCTCTTGCTAAGAAAAAACCAGGAACACCGTTTAAAAAAGGTGGTATGGCTGCAGGTGGCTGCGCTAAAATGGCTACAGGCGGTAAAGTATCTCAACTAGCTAAAGCTAATGGTATTGCTACTAAAGGCAAAACTAGAGGCAAAATTTGTTAAGGATAAATCATGGATGATAAAGACAACTACACAGGACCAACTTTAGAACAATTGGATAGGTCTGCAAGAATGATGGACGCTAATATTCCACCTGGATCAGCTTCTAAATTAGAAGATATGAACCCTATGCCACTTCCTAAACCTAAAAAAGAAAAATTATCACCCAAGAAAATGGAAACAAAAAAACCAGTAGCTAAGAAAAACGGTGGTAAGATTAAATCAATGTGCCGTGGCGGTGGTATTGAAGTTCGCGGTAAAACTCGTGGAAAGATGGTGTAATTATGGGAATGGGCACAGGTACTAAAGGTGGTGGCGGTGGACAAATGGATCCACAAACTACGAAAGCTTTAACAGAAATGTTTAATCAAAGAAACTCAGGAATGGCTGGCAAAGGCGGAGTTCCTTATAGACCTATGGGCGGCAAAGGTGGCGTTCCTCCCGTGCAACAACCGATGGTTGGCAAAGGTGGAGTTCCTAATAGACCTATGGGTGGAAAAGGTGGTCCACGCCCTAATAATCCTGCTATTCCTGCTGCAGTTCCTGCTACAACACCAGTAGGTAAAGGAGGCGGTGTTCCTTTAAATCAACAAAGGGATTTAGGTCCTTATATAAGACCTAATAATCCAAATGTAGGAACCAGTGTATTAAATAGATCAGCTCCCCCTGCACCTAATGTATCATCTACTTTACAAAGTCCGTTGCAACCATATTCAGGACCACAAGCTGGAACAAACCCAGCAACACCAATGCCAACAGGTTTAGCTGCATTACCAGGAGTACAACGATGAGACCTTCACGCGGAATGGGAGCTATTAACCCTAGCAAAATGCCAGGTAAAAAAACCATTCATCGTAAAGATAATCCTAACGATGTTGAACTGTATAAAGAAGGTGGTACAGTAAATAAAGCCGGCAACTATACAAAACCTAGTCTTAGAAAAAGAATAGTGTCACAAGTAAAAGCTGCGGCAACACATGGTACAGGCGCTGGTCAATGGTCCGCTCGTAAGGCTCAACTTGTTGCTAAAAAATACAAACCTCACAGATGCTTTTTCTCTATCCTCATCAGCTGCTAATTGAAACGCTTCATCATATGCTGCTTTTAACATTTCAATACGTCCTTCAGCACCTGGAACTTTTAAACTTAAATAG